ATAAGGTAAAACTGTAATTAAGTTAGTAGTAGCACTAACAACACTAACATAACCTTTTATAGTAGCGCCAGCTTGCGTGATAATAACTGTATCACCTAGTCTAACACCATGGTTTCCAGCAGCTGGGTTGTTTCCATCCATGTCGTTTATAATAGTAAAAAGGTTATCAGATGTATCACCTTCACCACCACCTACTGTGTTTTCACACGAGAGAGTGTACGTAAGGTGTAATCTTCCTTGTTCAGACCAGACTACTCTATCAGCAGACATAGCCTCTTCCGCACTAACTTGAGCTAAAAAACCAGAGATACTTCTATTTCCATAGATCTCTGCTTCTTTTTCCATCAAGTCAGGCAGGTATTGCTGTCTCCAATCATTCGTGGAGCCAGTAAAATCAATATAATTGGATACAAGAGCTGCTCTAACCGGAGAGGCTGCAGCGCCTGAAGTTCCACTTGAAATTGCCATAATTTTTAATTTTTAATTTTTAATTTGTTATTTATTGTTTTTAATTCGTAACTTAAAATCATTAGCATCATCGCCTAACACTTTAAACTTTAAACCACTTGCTTCAACTTTTCCATGACTTTGTCTTGGATCCATATTAACATTTTTGGCTTTAGCTATGCTATTTTTCATAGCATCAGCCTTGCCTTGGTCGTAAAAGTGTTTTGCAACAGCATCCGCATTCATTGCTGTATATAGAGATTTATGATAACCCTTAGCGTCTGTTAAAGCGGAGTTCTTATCCAAAAACTTTTTGGTGAAATTGCTTATATCGCTCTGAGTGTTTTTAACCTCGTCAGCATTGTTTACATTAAACCTGTATTTTTTATCACCGACATTATATTCAAAACCTTTGAACTTGTCGTTGAAAACTTTTTCAGTTTTCTGCGTAAAAATGTCAGAGTTTGTTTTAACTGTTTTTTGAGTTGCTTCTGACTCCTTGTTGTATCTATTAAAGAAATCTACAGCTTTTTGTTGCTCACCCGTAAGTTTGCTTCCAGCTTTGATCTCGTCATAGTATTTAGACTTTTGCCCGTCTAGGTGGCTTTTAGCGTTGGCAACTTGCTCTTTTAACGCTAATTTTTTTCTTCGTATTTCCTTGTCACTATCTTCGTCTTCGTCAAAAGCGAATTGATCGTCCATAAGAAAATTAATTTCTTCGTTGTTTAAATGAGGTTTTGTCTGCTTGTAGTATTCATATAGTAAATCTTCGTTATCTAACTTACTGTAATCTTGATTAAGCTTTACGTAGTCACTTAAATCTCCTCCAGTTTCTTCCATAAAGTCCATTAACTTTTGGATATTTTCTGGTAGCGGTTTTCCAGTAGCTTCAGCTTCTGCTATAGCTTCTTCAACCTGCTCTTCAACCTCTTCAACTTCTTCTTCAGTAATTTCTTCTAATACTGGAGTTTCTTGTGTTTCAGTTTCCGGCTGTACTTCTTCTTGTTCTTGTGTGGGCTTGGCATCTTCAGTGCTTGCAACCACTCCGCTGTCGTCAGCGTTATCTTCTTTAGTTTCATTTTCTTCTTTTGGTGTTGGGGGTTTACTTAAATCTACTTTAATAACGCCGTCATCACCTGCAGATTCAAATTTACTTTCATCAACTTGTTCAGTTGTTTCTTGGGTAGTCTCTTCGACTACTTCTTCTAATTTTTCTTCCATAATATAATATAATAATAATTAATAATTTTAACTAGGGTCAAACGAGCCTAAATCAAATCCTCCACCTAGTATATCATTACCGGCGGACTCAAAGTTTTTAGGTGCTTTACCACTATTTCTTTGGTCAATCATTTCTGATTGCTGTGTAGCTTGTATTTTTGTTCTTTCGTCTTTACGATCTTCTTTTTCTTTCTCTCTACTTTTCATACCATCAACTTCAATACCTTTAAGCTGCATGCTATATTGAAACTCTAATCCCATTAATTCTTTTTTGTGCATAACTTCTTGCTGCATTTTTTGAGCATCCATTTGAGATTCCATTTGCATCAGTTCAGCTTTTCCAGCGTTTAATGCTTGATTTTTCTGCATGTCCATTTGAGCAGCGGCTTGCGCGGCTTGAGTGTTAGACTGAGACTGGGCCTGTATGTTTTCTAGTTGAAGCTGTCTATCTTTTTCTTGCTTTTTAACTCTTCTAATTTTCAAAAGTTGGTTAGCAAGTTTAATGTTTTTTATTTCTCTAAGATCAATAGCATCTTCCAACTCTATACTCTGTTGTTGTAAAGCCATTTGTATGTTATTTTCTAACATAGCTTTCTCTTCTTCATCTGGCTGTAACGCTATAAATATACCAAAATCATAAAGATGTAATTTAGATATTTCTTCTAATGTAGCCATGTTATGAACACCTATAGCTTGTATAAACGCGTCTTTGGTTGGCGAGTATTCTATAATATCAGATATTCTAAGCGATAAACACTCGCAAGTTTCCGCTGTTAAGTAAAGGCCAGCTTGTAATATATGCCTAGTAGCCGTGTTAGAATTTGCCGCTGCTAATTTTTGCACGCCAACTAAAGCGTTTTTATCTGGCATACTACCGTCTCTAGCTTCATTTAAACCGGTTGTGTCTCTAATCATTTGTAGGTAATAGTTATAGTTACCTATTAACGCTTGCATTTTATTACCACCAGATCCAGATGTAATTTCTTGAATAGGAATTTTACCAGGGTTCATATCACCTTCACTTGTAAATGATCTACCAATTACAGATCCAGTTTGAAAGTACATGTTTAAAGCTTCCTGCGGATTATAATTAGTTCCATTACCTAAGTCAATTTCTGCTAAACCATCAGCATCAAGATAAACACCATCAGGTGTCATTCTAGACATTACTTGTTGTAATTTTAAATGAGTAAGCTGTATCATATCAGCAAAACCAGTTATACGCTTTACTAATGAATCAATTTTACCATTGTACATTCTAGGCGCTACAATAGCATAGTTCATTTTAACTTTAGTATAATCGCTTTTAGGCCGCATCATATTTGATGCCATCTCCCATTTTAATAATTTGTCAGTGCCTAATATCATAGCGCCATCATAAAGAGTCTCTATAGATCTTAGCATTCTACTATATCCACCTTCTTTGTCTTGTGGTGGATTAAAAGTATCATCTTTAGGTATTATTTTATCTGCACCAGTGCCAGTTTCTTTTACCTTATAAACTTCATTCATATAAGTCTTATAGTTAAAGTATAAAACTTGAATTGTATTGTTGTCTTCTTTGTCGTAAGTGTGTGTTGAATTGTAGTTAGATCTATTGGTAGATTTATTTTTCATAATATCTTCAAGATCAGACTCTGATAAATGAGGAAACTGTTTGGCTAATTCATTTACAGGTATAGTTTTTACTTCACCTACGTAGTATATATCATCAAAATACGGTGACTCAGTATAAGAGTAAACCAAATTAGCCGGATCAACATAATCTATAACAGCACCTTCGGAAGTATTGAAACTTGTTTTAACAGCTCCAATACCCAAAACAGTTAAATCATAATAAAAACGTTTTTTTATTAACTCGTAATTACTACCCTCCATTAAAACCGTTAAAGCTTGCTCTTCCGCTATTTCTACAGCTTGCTTGTATGTTAACTGCATGTGCAGTTGTAATTCTTCTGAAGTTTCTGGTATCTCTTTTTCTTCACTCTCCCTAGTGTTAACTCCAAAGTTCTCAGCTGCAAATTTGTCAAATTCTTTAAACTCCATATCATTCATTACAGATTCCATATAGTCTGTTCTTTCTTTCATCCCATAAGAATCTTGAGAAAAAGCTTTTACATCATAAGTTCTTTCAGCTATTCCATTTACAACTATATCAACAAACTTAGATATAATAGGCACCGGTTTCCAGTCTAAATTTAAATAGGACAAATCACCGTTTATAGATAACTCATCCTTATATTTTTGTATTGACTGCTCGCCTCTAGCGTACAACCTTAAACTGTGAAAATTATTTTGATTAGACCTATAACGGTTCATGTTTCTATCATCATTAAACCACTCTTGCTCTATTGCTTTACCAACCTTTAAACCATAATCATAACTAAGCTTCTCAGCATCGCTTACGGTTTGACTTGGAAAATAACTTTTAATGCCAGACTCTGCCATATTTATTTTATTATTTGTGAATTAGCTCCAGTATTACTATACTTAGAAACTGTTATGTTTAATTTAGGTTTTTCAACCTTTGAGTTTGGAGCGTACAAATGCCTGTTGTTAGCCATTATAGCTAAGCCAGAACTTATTGATGCATCAAACTTTGTTCTTTTGTTTATATCAAATCTACTCCAATCATTTAGTAGATCGTTGAAATATAAATCTCCAAGAGTTCCATCCTGCTTAATACCTACGTGATCTTGAATGTACATTTCAATTGCAGCAGCGTGAGCTTGCTTTATATCTTCACTTGAATTTGGTATTCCACCTACTTCTTTTTCAGCCACAGATAATTTGTTCCATATTTTATCAGGCCTGTTCATACTGAAACCTCTGTATCCTCTACGTCTTAAATAATACAAGAGACGAGGTTTATTATTCTCTGCAAGTATAGGCATCCCGTAAAATACTAATGCCATTAGAACATCCTCAAAGAATATCTCAGCTGTAGGTGGTCTTGATAAGTATTCTAAAAAAAAGCTATTCGCAGGAGCGTCCTCCATACTAAACCTGGTTAAGCCGTGTAATGCTCCTTTAGAACCTTCTCCATCTACAGTTCCTGATATATCATAAGAGTCACAACCAAATGCTCCCATGTGTTCATTACCAGGATATTTTACACCGTTTTTAAGTACCACTCTATTCTGTAATTGCTGAGGTGGAACCCAGCTAACTTTAAATCTACCCTTTGGATCTGGGTAGAATATAACTTGTGAGTCTTTAACTCCGTTAACCCATTGAAAATTACCTTGAGTAACTCCTAAGGTTCTAGACATCTCTTCGTTATAATCTATCTGCTCGTATATTTTTACTAAGTTAAATATACTATTTTTAGTTTCATCTCTAAACGCATGCTCTGTAGTTCTTGGAAACTGACGGTAAAATTCATTCAAAGCATCTGAATCTCCTTTTAAACCATCTACTTCGTTTTGCCAGTTATCTATTACACCTACATCTATTAGTTCACCGTCTGGGGCGAAGACATCGATATCAGGAGTAGTGAAAACTGGAACTCCGTGCTCGTCAATAAATCCTTCGTAGTTCCACTCCATTGGGATAAACAGAGAGTATAAACCAGATTTTGTTTGACCATTTCTATTTCGTTTAGTGACATCTGATGCATTGTATAGTTTTTTAAAGTTATCGCCTCCTTTGTCTAAAGCATTTGATGTTGATCCCATCATACACTTACCTATAATTCTACTACCTAACCTTAGACATGTTTTTGTAACACGCCAGTTATTTAATATATTATCAGGTCTTTCCCACTTACCACTTTCATCGTGTACTAGTAATGCTAGTTTCTCACCATCATAACTATTGTCACCTGTATTCTTCCAGTCTATAGTTGTATCTAATCCTTGTATATCTTCCAGCTTTTCATTAGCTGTAATCTTTTTTCGTGTAAACTTACTAGCAGGTACTCTATAAGCAAGTTCGGATTTAGGACGGTCCATACCATCTTGGACAGGTTTAAAAAAGAATGGATAGTTAATTGATATAGGGACAACTTTATCTGTAAACATTTTTTTAGCATCAGCTCCACTTTTAGATAGTATACCATATCTACTATCACTCGCGAGAGTAGCTAAGTTAACAGTTTCTGCAGAAGACATGAAAGAAAAACCAGATCTTCTATTTTTAAGATAGCACATACCGTAGCATCTTTTGTCTGCCTTACAAGCTTCCCAAAATATAAAGAACAATCTGTTTGCTTCTCTAAAATCTGGAGCTCCTACGTCTATCTTGCTCCATTGCAAGTACATATAGTGAGTTCCTGGCATCCACGTTGGCTTACCTTTATTAGTAAACCAAAAACCTTCTTCTCTTCTTTTAAACTCCTCATCTATATAGTCGTGCCACTGATCTTTTTTTTCATCTGGATAAGCTCTCCAGTCAAAAATATTCTTTAAACGTTCAAGCTCTTTAGGTTGTTCAAACTTAACCCACTTGTCTTTGCTGTTGCTATACACACTTTTTGGAACTTTAGGCAAAGCTATAGCTAAATTTTGTATTTCTATTATCTCTCCTATCTGACCACTGCGAGAAAGCACAATTATATCGTGCTCTTTGTCATAACCGTACTTCCACTTCTTACCTTTATTAAGTCTACTTATAGTAGTTTTTTTTACAGGCTCTATTGTCTCAACTAAGCTTTGTTTGTATATCATTTAGATCTACCTTCTGCGAATCCTTTAAAAACCTTATCTTTCTTGTCTTCAGGTTCTTTGCCATCAAGCAAGTTTTCTTCTTCTTGGATTCTATTAAGTATTTCAAACGCATCAAATATAGCTAGCTTTTTAGTAGCAGCTGCGTTCTTTAGTCTATCAGCTGTTAAATCATCGTCTGAATCAACAATAGCTTCTTTAGCGACTTTAATCAACTCCTCAACTGCCTTGTGCCCAGCTTGGATTATACTCCTCTTCGTTTCCTTGACGTTCATATTTGATTGTAATAAAATTAGATAAAACTCGATATAGTCTTTCGCCATCAACGATAAACTCGTATTCACTACTTGGTCTAAAACCAACTAGGTCTCCAACCTCTACAGTACCATCTGAATATTTAATAATACCCTGCAAAGGTTTTTCAGATTCAATATTAAATTGATCTGTAGCTTTTAAAGGTATTACAAAGCAATATCCTTTTGGAGCTATCCACTTTTCATTTCTCTTGTATAAAAAGATTTGATCGTGGTTTATAAAATAAGTAGACTCATTAAAATAACTTCTACTATTTTTTTCTTTACCCTTAACATCATGCCATCTTCTAAATACATTATGATGTACGATAACTGTGTCTCCGGCTTGTATTTCTGTTTGCTCCGCTATGGGAGTAGATACTACAATAGCCTCTCTATTTACATACTGATGGTTAAACACTTCAGTATTAAGAATAAGCTCTCCTTCTTCTAACTTTTTAGTATTGTTGTATCTATCTCCTTTTGGCGTTACAACAAAGTTGTATACGCTTTTCATTAGTACTCGAGATTATATTCTACAGATACAGCCATGTTTTTATTAAAGTCTTTCCAAGGTAGTACATCTTTATTCTTCTTAATGTATACAGAAAATTTATTTTCTTCCTCTATAATATCACAG